CGAACCTTTCATCGCTTCCAAATCCCAGTCAATATCACCAGTCAACTGCTTCTTTTTAATCTCAAGATTAAGTTTTTGTGATTCTGCTTTGGACTCTAGCCAAGTAGAAGCCATACCACCTACCATCGAGAGTGCCTTAAAAATCATTTTCCCACTTTCTTCATGGCTTCTTTATGTGCCTGACCAAACGTCTTTCCTTTGACCATCATTCGAATCATTGCAGCCATGTGTGCTTTACTATGATGTTTGCTATGTCTTTTCATAGTTTTCTTTTGCCGTTCTGTAAGTTTATCTAGGCTCATTATTTGACTCCTTTCCTAACCATATAGCGAATGCTCCAGTCATTGCACCAGTTACAACAGACACCAAGCCAGCTTGTTGAGTGGTCAAATCAGGCTGGCTCAATGCCCACTCGATACACCTAATGTAAACACAGGTCATAGCTAGCATCATCAAGCGTGGGAGGATTCGCCACTTGTCGAGCGTTTCTGGTGTCATCAGCCTATGTTTCCCCTATCGAGTTGTACTAATCCGTATACAAATGCAAGCAGTATACCCATACCAACTATAACACAAAGTATCAAAACGATAACTGTAATTATTTTTTGTCGCAATACTTGTTTGTCATATATCTCTTTCTGCCTACGCTTGCGTATATCACCTTCCATCTTGAGTAGTTCATTCCAAGCATGAGTACCATGCGTAAACTTTATAAACTGTTGTAGCTCATAACGTTGCTCCTCGAGCTTCTTCTTAGCAGTCAATGCTTCAACAGCTTCTTGTTCAATACTACCTCTGCGTGTAAGTTTGGTGAGAAAAGAAGGATTCTTTGCTCTCTTCTGTGCGTTCTCTATATCTGATGCAGCAGACATCCACTTGGACAAGTCATTACTCATGCCTTGAATATCTTTACCAACTTGGAAAGCTCTCTTGATGCCATTAAATGCTGTGTTCGCAGTGGCGATTGCGGCAGTTATTGAGAGAGGGTCGAGCATTTAGCTAACTTGTGATAGAACTCCGATGAGCATGGTAATAACAGCACCCATGCCACCGATTAATACCACCTCTAATCTTTTTAATCTGTAAAAGATTTCTTTGAACTGAATATGATTTTCAGTTTCTAGTTTCGTTATGCGTTCCGACACTTTAGTCATTAGCTAGGCTTAGTAGGAAATGTAACAGAAGACATATCTAGCGACCCATCGGCTGATAGCTTTGGTGATGCACCAGCTGGTAAATCTCTAAGCTGTTGTCTATAGGTCTTCCAGTTATCTGCAAGAGTTACATCAGAGTTTGCCATCCAATCTGTTTCAGCAAGCAATCTATCTCTTTCAACTCTAAGCAATCGCATAGGCTCTGCATTGACTAGCTCTGTTTTTTTATCGCTTACAGCTTTCCATGTTGTTCCAAAGTCCTTTGGGTCTGAGCTTTCAATAGCAGAATTATTACTGTCAGCTCCAGTAACCTTGCGAAACATAGCGTTAAACTCTGCTTCAGTTGTAGGCTCTCCTCTGAGAACCCATTCTTTAATTCCTAATTCTGATAATGCCTTTGCTATTGTTGTCATTGTATTCTCCTTATCCAGATATTTCCATTAACATTATTGATGACCTTCCACTTGCATATTGAACACTAACTTGAGCAGATGTTGAAAGCCTTCTTCTAAATTGAGTTTTATAAGTTGTAGGAGATGTAGTTGATGGACTATCTATATAACTTTGAGAGCCATATATGTTAAAATGATTCAAAGCACCGTCATCATGTAAGAGTTCAGTCGCCCATTGAACAAGCTGTGTGCTACCCCTTAATATATTTAATTGAATTTGGTCAGTATGTTGATAGCTCTTATGAACATTTTGAGAAATAAAAATTGCAATTTTTGATGAAGTAAATTGCGGTGTAATAGTAGCTGTCAAGCCAGTATCTGCATAGGTTGTACTTGTGCTATTAACTTGTGTTGTTGTACTGTTCTCAATTACTTGTATTACATGACCAGCTGGCATAGCCACAGTTCCAGCAGATGTCTTTCCCTGTATAGTATCGACTTTAAGTGTACTCATTGGGCTACCTCCATCAATGTCATTGTTGATGTGTTATTTGAATTTTGGGCTTCAAAAATACCACCTCCATATTTTGCTAACTGTACTTTATAAGTAATTTGACTTGTAGTTGAAGGACTGTCTAAAAAGTTCCATGCTTGCCACCCCCTAAACTCTATGGCATCACCACCCTCATCATAAATGTAAATAGAATAATTAACTGTTGATGATTTAACATTAGTGCTATCTCTAAATATTTTCCAACCTCCTCCACTATCAGTAGTTGGATGTTGTGTTCTAAAGTGCATATTGCATTGTATAAAAATTTTACTGGTAGAAAACTTGGGAGTAATTTGACAGGTAAGTCCACTATCTACATAAGTTGTTGAAGCTATTGCGTTTGCTGTGCTGTATTCATTAGTAACTAATTGGATAACATGACCAGCTGGCATCTGCACAGTACCGCTTGCGGTCACTCCTTCAATCTTATCGGTTTTTAATGTTGAGGTCATTACTTACTCTCCAATGCTGTAACTTTGGCTTCAAGTGTTTCTATCTTTGCTACTGCTTCTTGTAGTGCTTTTGTGAGAAGTGGCACAAGTTTGCTTTGGTCTATACCTTGTGGTTCGATATTACCATCTGCATCCACAGCATCTTTTTTACCACTTATTGCTTCTGGAACAATGCCTGAAACTTCGTGTGCTATAAAGCCGTCTAGTGTCATGTCTTTATCTATTTTAAAATTAAAACGTGATGGTTTAAGTTGCTTTAATCTTGATGTAGCATCCCAATCTGTTACCACATTTTCTTTAAGTCTATAGTCTGATGATGTATTATAAGAAGTTGCTGATGTTGTAACATCTATTGAACCTACATTACTTGTTCCTGCACACGCAAACCTAAGAACTTCACCAAAGCTAGATTGTCTAGCAAAATGATGTGCATCCCCACTAACTGATGCTTGAATTTGACCATCAGCCTGTAAATTTATGCCAATAACACCATTTGCACCCATATTCATAGTATCAGTACGTCCAACGTGAACGTTACCACTGCTATCAATCCTCATGCGTTCATCAGTTGATTTAGTAAACGTTAATGCTCCACCCTTACCACTTCCTTGAGCTTCAATTATATAGTCAGCACCATGTACACCCATCACAATAGCAGACCCAGCAGAGCTACCAGAATTTTGATTGCTTACAACTAGGTTAGTTCTACTGTCGCTGCCTTCTTTAAATGTTGCTATGGAAACCCCTGAACCACTAGGAGCATAAGCACTTGTTTGACCGACATTTAATCTGCCACTTGCATCTACTCTCATGCGTTCTGTGTTAGCAGTTTTGACAGCGACCACATCGTTAGTTGATAAATCAACCCCACTATCTTGGTCGCCACTTTGATTTGATATTTCGTCTACTTCAATTTTGCTCATACTACCACCAATACCCCTGACACAGTTACAGTTGCACTACTGCCAATCGTTATCGGCCCAGCAACAACAGCATTATTCGTTGCGTCTATTGTGAATGAATTATTAATTGTGTTTTCTACTTGACGAATAACTGGCTCATAGCTTGTGCCATCCGCTTGTTTCCCTAAATCATATTCTGACATTATGTAATTTCCATTATGCTCATTGTGACGCTCACCTTATCAGCGACACTACAATCAATTTCTATCTGGTCACCAGTTTCCAAAACAACCTTACCACCAGCTAACATATTCTTGCTTTGTCCTACAGCAATAGGAACATCTTTGGCTAAAAATGTTGTCGTGTTAGTTGCTGTTCGACCACCACCAGATGTTGTTGATACTAATTTTACTGATGCTGTTACTTGTGCAGTATGAACATTGGCTAGCATCAAACCAATAACCACAGTCGTTGTACTTCCAGGTGTAGTATACAAGTCCTCTGGCGTACCAGCAGATGCTGGCATGACATCGTGACTAACTACCTTAAATGTATTTGCCATATTATTTCTCCTTTATCCCAAAGCTATAGCCAATGCAACCGAATTTGCTTCAGCAGTTGCTTCGGTAGTTGCACCAATATCACTTAATAATTCTGACGCACTCCTACCCTCGATAGAAGTACCACTTACTCTCAAGAAATCATCATCAGCTACACCAGATGTAAATGTAGCAACATTGCCATTTGATATTCCTGATGTTGGTATTTGAGAAGTAAGAGCTAATGTACCAGCAGTTGCTGGCAAAACTATTGATATATTACCTGAAAAATCTGCGTGTGCTGGTGCAGTAAGCTGTGCGTAATGTGCGTTATTACTTTCACAATAAAAACGTACATATGATTGAGCACCGCCATTCTTAATAGATATAGCACCTTGAGATATATCTACTCCAGTTGTTCCATCAATCTGTACAACTCCAGTACCATTTGGTGTTAAAGATATATTTCTATTACTAGCCGATACAATACTATGCGTAACTACATCTAAGTTGCCACCAAGCTCTGGAGAACTGTCTGACGATAAATTACCAAATGCACTTGCCGCAATCCATCCACTAGACCTATAAACTTTTAACTGATTGGCTGTTGTATCATAATATAAATCACCTTCATCAAGAGATGATGTGGGCTCTGAGGATGCTACTCTATATCTTTCAGCAAAGCTATTTACTCCAGATAAGTTAGATGCAACTGTATTTACATTAGAAATATCAGTAGCTACAGTTGATATATTTGATATAACACCTGATGCGTTGAGTGCCGCCATGTGACCGACAACAGTAGATGTTCCTAAGTTTGCCATTGCTGTTACATTTGCAGATGTTCCAAGAAATCCCATATCTTCAACAACAGCAGATGTGCCAAGTAATCCCATGTCTGTAATTACG